CAAGATAGAAGAGATAAAGCGCGAGCATCCAAACGTCGAAAAAGAGCTAGACGAGAGTATAGCCGCGATGAGTAAAGAGACTAGCGGGGAAGTTTTGGGTAGGGCTTTAAGGGCGATAGAAAGAGGCGACGCGGAGTTTTTCGCGCAAAATGCGAAAACTAGCCTAAACGAGGCGCAGCTAAAAACGCTAAAAAACGATATAAAAAATGCGAAAATAATCGACTTTAGTACCGATAAATTCGTAGTCGATAAGATAAGTAAAAACGGAGACAAGAAGCGGATTTTTATAAACGTCGGCGAAGACGGCAAAGTAAGCGTAAACGCCTTTAGCAAAAAGAGCATAGACGAGGCGATAAAAGCCGACGAAAGCGTGCTTGAAAAGGCGTTCGGCGGAGGCGAAAACTTAAGCAAGTATAGCTTTGAAGAAAAGGCGGCGTATCTAAACGAAAGCGATCCGCTCAAGGCCGAAAAGATACTAAAAAAAGCCGTTAGAAACGCGCTAAAAAGAGAAGCTAATAAAGAGATGCGCGGGATTTATAACGTAACTTATAACGACAAAGTCGCGACCTTAATAAAACACGACCTAGAAAGCGTAGAAAAAGCGCTTGTGCTTGAGAAGGGGTCTAATAAAAAAGGCGGGGCGGTTCATATCAAGAAGCACTTAGAACCTGCCGCGCAAGGGGCGATAACGCAAAGCGAACTTTTAAATATCGGTAAAAACATAAGAGAGTATCTACAAAAACATAAACAACCTTTTATCGACGAAAACGGCGGTAGAATCTACGAGTGGGCGGATGAAGAAGGGGTAAAATTTAGAGTCGTAGCGTATGAAAAAGCGGACGGGATCTCCGCATCCCATCCGAATACGATTATATCCTTTTACTCTAATAGAAACCTTAATAAACCTATGAAATTTCGTAATCCAAAAGTAGAGGCGGAAGCTAAGCTAAAAAGATTCGATGCCGCAAACGTAGATAAGAACGGAAATTTTAAAAACGAGTTTGAAAAACTGCCGAGCATGGAAGAGCTAAAGCAAAAAGCGGATGGGTTTTTGGCAAAATACGAAAGCTTCGTAACGAATAAACTAAATAAGCTTGAAGACAAAATAGAAGAGATAGGCGACAAAGGCGTAAGAGCGTTTAGACGGGTAGCGCCCGATTTAGCGGAGCGTTTTAACGTGCAAGAGCACGCTAAAGAGATCGACTCCCTTATAGACGGCTTCCGCCGCGAGAACGCCGCTATAAACGCGTCCGCAAACGCGGTCGGCAAATACTTAAAACGCTTTAACGCCGAGCAAAGCGAGCTAATGTATAAGGCGCTAGACGGGCAAATAAGCGCAGAGGCGCTGCCCGAAAACATGCGCGGAATCTACGGCGAGATAAGAAAGCTAATAGATCATAACGCGGATAGGCTCGTAGAGCTGGGCGTTCTAAAAAAAGAAAACGCCAAAAAAGACTATATCGGGCACTTTTACGACGAATACCTAAAATCTCAAAAAAGCGCGGTAAAGACGGCGTTTGATAAATTTTACGCTAGAAAAGATCTAAGCGAAGAGCAAAAAAAGGCTCTGGGGCTAAGAACGGACATAAGCTTTGTCGCGGCTAACACGCTAGCCAAACAGCGCTCTCAGATAGCTAAGGCCGAGCTTTTAAAAACGATTGCGGGTAGATATAGCAAAGACGAAATCCAGGGAGGTGCGGCGCAAGGAGCGTGGGTAAGGATAAGCGACGAGAGCGCGGGCGGAGGCGTAAAAAAATACGGGGCGCTGGCGGGCAAATACGTGCCCGAGGAGATAGCAAGCGCGCTAAGAGGCGCGGACATGCTAACAAGAGAGCTCGGACTACTGGAAAAAGTATGGTATCCGGTAGTCGATCATATAAAAGTAAACGTAACGGTAAAAAATCCCGTAACGCACCTGTATAACTTCGGCAGCAACGCGATGCTAGCTTATTTACACGGCGACGAAGGTGCGCTGATAGGCTTTGCTAAGCTTAGCGTGGAGCAAAGAAAGGCCTACTGGGAGCTGGGCAAGAAGCTTGGCCTTGGCTCGGCGATGGATGATTTAGAAGGCGTAGCTAAAGCCGTCGCCGCGCCTAGTAAAGACGGGCTAATTATGAAAGGCTTAAAAAATCTATACATGGCCGAGGGGAGTAAGACGGGGGATTTTGTCAGGAAGGCTTACGCGTGGGAGGACGAGATATTTAAAATCGCTAGATTTAAGAAAAATCTTGATGCGATTGCGGCAAAAAAAGGTATAGACGCAAGCGACTTTTCTAAATTTAGCGAAAAGGAATTAGCCGCGGCGATGAAAGACGCGCAGTATCATTACGTGGATTATTCTACGCATTTTAACGGAGCTTTGAAAGTCCTCGATAAAACTGGAATCGCGCCTTTTTTGCACTACGCCGTAAAATCTACGCCGATGGTGATTAAAGCCATAGCTAAAAAGCCTCATAGATTTTTAATGCTGCAAGCGGGGCTGCTAGGGTTTGGCGAAATGACGGGCATAAGGCTTAGCGCGTTTGACGGGCGTAACGAGGACGATAACCTAGCAAAGCCGGGGTGGGCCGAGAGCGGAAGCCTGCCTAATCTTTTCGGGCTAAAAAGCTGGGCGGCGCTGGGGGATAGCGGATGGTTTTTTAACGCCGGACGCCTGGTGCCGGGCTTTAGGTTTGATGGGTTTGATAGCTACTTACAAATGGGCTTTATCGGCGGAGCGTATAATATCGTAAACGGCAAAAGCCCGCTGGGGTATAACGTAGGAAGCCAGGACGACGGCTGGACGCAAAAGACCTTCGACCGCGTAAAGGAAGCTATAAAAAACTACATGCCTCCTCTAACGATAGGCCGCTATGCGCAGCAAATAGGCGATACGGCGATAGCGGCGGCTACGGGACTAGACGTCGCACCTAAGGACTATAACAAAGATCCTCTGGGCGTAACCGGGATAGGGCTTAGAGCGCTGGGCGTTAGAAAATTTAACCCCGAAAAAGAGTATAAAAACGAACTAAAAAAGGCTAAAAAAGAGTACGAGCGGTTCGTGCCGGTCAAAGTGCCAGAGGAACCCGTGCGGAGCGAGGACGCCGAAAAGGTCGCAAAGGCCAAGGAAAAAGTCGCAAAGGCCAAAGCTCATAACGAAAAGATCGCAAAGCTAAGCGTGCAAGACCTGCGCGAGGCTAAGGAGCGCGCGGAGGCTAAATTTAAGCGTATAAAAAACGCCGCGGCCGCAGACGGCGTGAAGCTGGATATCGAGCTGTTAAAGCAAAGTAAGGGCTCGGACGGCTTTGGAAAATTTAAGCTTAATTTCGGGGAGTAGGCGGACGGCGGGCTGAAATCCGGCGGCAGAGAGCTGAAATTTGGGAGCGAGGGCGCTTTGTCCTACAATCTACTATAGCTTCGCGGGAGCGTCGCCGTCTTGCGACCCGGCGCTTTACTCCTTAATCTACTACTAAAACAACTCAAAAAAACATCATCTACGAAAAACTTAAATTTCAGAGGCTTAAGGCCACTTACTCGCGGTTTAGCCTTTTGCGCGTAGGGCTGAGGCTTATATGGAGGCATCATGGCGGCTAGCGCATAGGGGCGATACGAGTAACGGCTCGGTCTTTAGCATCCTGGGGTTTAAGGTCGCGATCGCTTGCGGCCTGGCTATTTGAGTGCTTTTGTTTATGCTATACGGTTGCGGAGCTTAGGCTTTGCGACGAAATTTGCGATCGGCTGCTTAGCCTTACACTCTGGCCTACGCGAGGCTGATGTTTATTGCGGCGCAGAGTTGTCGCTCCTTCCTCGGCTCGGAAAAACTAGCAGTAACGCAGCGCGAGTATTAATCGCGCGGAGGCAAGCCTTTGGCGGGTTTTTAATGCAAGCGGGGTGGGATTAGTGCTCTCTCCTCGATGCAGAAAAACGGGCGCGAGCGGCGGCTACTCGTGTAAGCTAGCTCTTATGCGGCAAAACCGGCGGCAACACAGCGCGAGCACGAACGGCGGCGGGCGGGGCGCGGCTTGGCTATTTTTTGCGGGCGGCGGCGCAAATGCGAACGCGCGAAACAGCCGGAGCAAATAATGAGATAATCCCTCGGGGCGGGGCGAGAGCGCGGGTTTTTGAGGTAAAACCCAGCCCGTTTTTCGATATTTTTGTAGGATTTGGCAAAAAGCGGGCGAGGGCGGGGTTTGTTCGGACGGGTTTTCTGGCGTAAACGGTTTAAGCTTCGCGAGCCGAAAACCTGCAAAAAACGGTTTGGAAATTTAGTAACGAAAAGAATACTTTTCAATACTGATTTTTAAGAAGTGCCTAAAATAGGGCATTTGCGCGAGGTAGAGAAAAGCGGCTTAAGGTTAGGGCGGGCAAATTTAGCTAAATTTGGGCGAAAAACGGCTATTTGGTTTAAGGTTAGGGCGGCTTTTACTCGGGCTGATTAGTTTTATTTTTTAAGCTTTGCGGTGGCGGTTTTTGTTAGGTCGGCGGCGGTCGATCGGAGCGAGCGGGTAAATTTAGATGTTATAGGGGGGGCTATGAACCCACTCGCCCTGCGCGCTACAATACTACGGTCACCCTTAAAATTTTAAAATTTTCAAACTTTTTTATTATAAAATTTGTTTATAATTTCACTTGCAAAACCCCAAAATAGCGCATTTTATCTAATCAGATGATTATTTACATAAAATTTTATGTATTTTGTGAGCCGTCCTCTTGGGCGCGACAGCGTTGGGGCTTACGACCGCCATGTGCCGCTGTGCCACCACTCGCCGCCGCTATCTTTTGCGTCCAAGTGATCTAGTAGAATTTTTCTTATATGCTCGGCCAAAGTGCGGTACTCTTTCTTTGCGCCGTCTTTTAGCTTCTGGAGCGTTTCGTCGTCAAGTCTTATGCTTATTATATTTTTGTTTTTGGTTTTCATTTTACACCCAGCTCTCCTCTTCTACGTAATCATCGTAAATTTCATCATAATTCTCGTCAAAAAATCGCCCCGCAATGTACTGTAAAATATATGCAGCCGCGTCCATAATATCGTCGCTCTTGCTCTCCGTCTCCGGGTCAAATCCAAGCAGCTGCGCCTCTAGTTCATCGGTAGCGTTCAAATTTGCATTATGATAAATTTGTCTAGTGCGGTAGTAGGGCTCCAAATTTGAAATACGTTTGTTTTTGGAGTTGCCGCCGTGGCTGAGTGGATCTATCGGCAAATTTACGCCCGTTAATTTTTGAATAGTGTCGATCGTGTAGAAAAAGTCGTTTTGCATGCCGGCCTTTTCTATGCCGATGCGCGCGGGATTAAAGGTGAGGTAAATTTCGATTATCCGCAGACTTCGCTCAAACGGCGTAAAGTACCCGCTCGTGATGTCGATGATAAAAAGCCTATTTTGCCTATCTATCGCAAAGGTAACGTAGGCGGTCTGGTCCCTGCCTTTCCCACTTGATATGTCGGCCACGGTATAAATTTGGCACTCTTTTAGCCAAATTTTCTCTCCGCTTTCTAGCTCTATTTTATTTGCTCGTCTGATTTTTAGCTCTTGTTTGTTTACTCCGTCGGTTACGGTAACAGTAGTAAACGGCTCGTTTGCCCTATATTCCACCCCCTTAAAGTACCTGAAATATTCGCGCTTAAAGATGGCCTTTTGCGGATCTATTGCGGCGCACATATACTCTTGATAAAATTCGTTAGCTAGCCCTTTTGAGACTAGGGTGCTTTGTATTTTTTTGATTTTATCCATCGAAAAGCGAGACGGCCATGAGCTGGCACCGTTTCTGATGATTGGGATTTTTATGTAAACCCAGTCTTGTTTGGCGTCCATTTCCTCGGTGTTGTTTACGATGTTATTGAGGATGCTGTCCTCGTGCAGTATCGTGCCTAGTATCACGGCCTTGCCGCGCGTAGGGTGCAGAGTAGGGAGCAGGTCGGCGTAAAACCAGCTGCGCAGCTTTTGGCGGTTGGCGTTCGAGTCGATAGGGTATCTGCCGACTTTGCTTTCCAGATCGTCTATAATCAGCAATGTTGGGCGCATGTTGTCGATATTCATACCGCGAGGATCTTGCCCGGCCGAGAGAGAGACGACGTAACATTTTTTCTCTATACTTTTGCCGCCTTCATCCTTCATGCCTTGATTGATAATAACCTCAATAAATCCTTTATTCCAAGCCTTACCGCGGGCCAGTGCGTAGCCTTTGGCGGCTGCTTTATCGATGCTGCCTTTGATAGCTTCTAAAAACGCCGTAGCCTTGTCTTCGTTGGCCGAAACGATCATGATAAAAGGCTCGGCGGCGAAATATAGGCGGCTTAATACGTAAATTTTATTGAGTAGGGTAGTTTTGCCAGCGCCGCGAAAAACCGCCACGGCCTTGTATTGTCCATCGCCGTCAATAAAGCGGATAATTTCGAGGTGAAATTTAGGCGTCTTATTTTCAAAAATTTCAGGTTCGACGTCTTTAGCAAATTTTAGATATAGCTCAGGAGATATATTCATTTAGTGTCCTTTTTGCTTAAAAAGGTAACATGGGTTTTCCTAAAATTTATAAAAACTACAAGACAAAAAAGTAAACGGATATTTTTACGGATATTTTAAAATCTAAAAATATAAAATAGCCTGTATCTAGTGGTATTATCTTAATAATATGAATTCCTTCGAGCGCACCACGATACTTACAAAACCGATAAAAATCCCCAAAATTCATGCTTTTATTTAACTAACGAAAACCGTTAAACGCGAAATTTATCAAATTTAACGCCCTAAAACTTCCCAACTTTACTTCCCAAGCGTTTTTGGGAAGTTTTTTTAAGCAAATCCCGGTAAGTAGGCCTCAAAGTTTTTATAATTAAATTAAAAGCGGGGTCGAAAATGAAACTCACTCAACAACTAAACTTTAAAGTTGCGCCTGACGACGCTATTCGTGATTACAAGCTCCCAAGCGATAAAAAAGAAAGTCGCCAAATGCTTACCGATACGGGCTGTGTCTGAAAATTAAAAAGCTTCACAAGAAAAACACTACGCATGTAAAATACCGAAAAGATTTCTATTATTCAACAAACGGAAAATTAGTAAAATTTTTGGGAAGTTTTGGCGATATGACCTACAAAGAAGCTCTAAAAGCTCTTGATGAGTTTTTGCTAGCCGTTCCTAGCGCTGCTAAAACTTCCAAAAACACCTTACGAAGCGTGTTTGAGTCATACCTAACCTTTCGCCCTTCGCTTGCCGCAACAACCGTCAAAAAAAAGAAAACTATTTTTTCAAAAAGGCTTGGAGCGTTTGCCGATAGAGATATTTCAAAGATTGAAAGAAAACATTTGCAAGACATCGCCGATGAAATCTTTCGCGAAAAACTATACGCTAGCCTTGACGATTATTGCGAGTTTGTTCATCAACTTTGGAGTTTTGCTAGAAAGCGAGGCATTTTAAAAAAAGATATTTTTGACGGCATTCTCTTAAAAGAAAGCTACGACTGCCCGCCTAGCGAAGGTTATGCTTTGATTAGCGAGCAAGCCGATCTTAAGAGCTTAATCTCGTATATTCTAAATTATCGTAGCCCTATATCCTCTATCAAAAAAGCTTTAATAATGGGCTTGGCTACCGGGCTTCGCGCTGGAAATGTCCGAAAGATGTCTGCAAATCATTTAAAAATTGATGAAAACGGCGAGTTTTATCTGCATTTTCCAAAAAATGAAAACAAAACTAAAGCAAACGGCGATGAATACTTAGGACTTCCGCGCGAGGTGGGCGAATGGCTATCGGGCTTTAATTTAAAAGACGAGCAGCTCTTTTTTGGAAATACAAAGGGCAAGCCGTTAAGCGACGGAACCTTGTCAAATGCGCTAGGCGACTATTACTCTGAAAATTTAGGGAGCGACGTATGTCTTGTATTCCATAGCTTTAGGAAGATAGCCTCTACGTTTTGCCACGAAAATATGCCGCAAAACGGGCTTATACCTTATGAGGTTGAGCGCACGCTTTTTCACGCTATCCGCGGCGTAGCCGGCGTTTATAATAAATCTACGAATATCGCTATGACTAGAAAAGTTATAACGTGGTGGTTTAACTACTTAAAATCTTTGGGATTGGCATTATGAGTAAAAAAAGAAGCGGGGCCGAATTAGTTGAAACTCGTAAAAGCATTCACCTTTCGACCTCTGAAATATTAGCTAATTTAAGCTTATCTGTGCATAAAATCTCTCGGGAAGTTTTGCTAAAAAATCCTATTTTTTGCGGGTGGTCAGTATGCTAGAAAATAGAAAATTTTTAAGCATAGATGACGGCGAAGTCGTCCATGACTATCTGCTCGCCCGCTCGTCAATAGACCGAGAAGTCCGCCTGCGAACCGTAGATATCTCAAAAACCCTCGAAAAAATCGGCTTTACCGCCCTTGGTATAGCCGTTACTCTTGATAATTCGGGCATTAAAAAACGCGGCACTTGTGGCCGTATGACTGCCGTCGAAGCTGCTGAAGCCTTAAGACGATATCTAAAAACGCTTATCGAGAATGAGCTAAAGCGATATCCGATCTTTGTCAGTTATGTATTCGAAGCCCACCGCAGAGGTATGCCGCACATTCATGCTATGGTCTTTTGCTTACCTTTGCATTTCCAAAAAATAGCCTCATTTCTCGAATCGCATCTAGATCGCAAAGCCGTAACCGTCGATGTTTTAAGCCCCGCATACCTTTTTAAGCAAAATACTGGCGAGTGGCATTTAGAGCAAGCTACGGCGCAAATCCTAGGTTATGATGTCTCAAAGCTGCTTAGAAAGACCGCAAGCGAATATGAGGGCGGAAAAAAGAAAACCTATAAATGCGATAAAATTAAGGGCTTGCAGGATTTTAAAATTTTACACAGCATGCAAAATTTTAAAATGGCTCGTAAGTATCCGAGCGCATACGTCGAAATAGACGTGTTTATGAATGCACTTTTGGAACAATGGAACGCTACTTTTGGAGCTAAAAAAGACCGCGCAAAGGCATCATCCGCATTAAAGGAAGAAGCAAAAGCCCCGTATTTTCTTGACAAAACCGTAATATTCCCACAGTCGATCAAAAAAAATCGAAAGCCCCAAAAAAACACGAGAAAAAACACAAAACCTCTTGATTTAGATTTGCGCGCGGCAAATGGCGATAGATATCACGCTTCTAACTGCCGTGTTTTCTTGGATAATAAACAAGGCTCAACGGAACTTAATGTAAACATAGTGAGCATTAAGTTACGATGAGCTCGATGAAAAATAAGTATATCTATCATTCCCGAATTTCGGAAAAGAAATTTAGAGAAATTCTATGGTATTTCTCAGCCGATATAGAAGCTATAAAAATAGCAGAATTTACTGATATCTCAGAAAAAACAATCAACAAAATAACTAAAAATATCAGAATTTTGATGTCTAAAGAGTGTGAGAAGATATCTAAGTTTTCAGGTGAAATTTCCAAGCCCGCCTAGAAGCTTCGCTTTGAAATAGACGAAAGCTACTTTGGATCTAAACTAGTAAGAGGTCTTGTGCTTGCACTCTCTTTGAGAAAAGAGGTAGAGGAGCAGCAAATAAAACTCCAGTGTTCGGAATGCTAAAGCGTGACGGTAAGGTTTATACTCAAATAGTTAAAAATTGCTCTGCTAATGAACTGATACCGATATTATCGCAATTTAGCGAATTAGACGAGAGCGTTATTTACTCTGATTGCTGGAAGGCTTATGATGGATTAGTAGATTACGGAGCTAAAGAGCATTATAGGGTAAAGCATTCTAAGAATGAATTCGCTAACGGTAAAAATCATATCAACGGCATAGAAAACTTCTGGGGATATGCTAAACATAGACTAGCTAAATTTAAAGGCATCAAGAAAGAAAATTTTTTGCTTCATCTTAAAGAGTGTGCTCTGCTTGCAGCTACGAACGTAGTGAAGTAGAGTTTAGATACAATAACAGTAAAGATACAAAAACTTTCTATCATATTTTACTAAAGATGATAAGAGAGAATCCGCTTAAGTTTAATTGGGCCAAATATTTTCATTTTTAGAGTTTACTGGATATCTTGCATGATTAATCCGTATAAAAGCCGGCCTTGAGCCGGCTAAATCAAAATACCGGCAGGATCGCTCCGTCGTATCTTTTTAAGATAAACTCTTTCGTCTCTGGGCTGGTTGCGGCTTTAACGAGAGCTTTGATTTTCGGGCTATTTTCGTTGCCCGCTTTGACCGCGATGATGTTGGCGTAAGGGCTTTCGGTGCCTTCGATAGCTAGCGAGTCCTTTTTAGGATTCATGCCGATATCAAGGACGAAATTCGTGCTTATAGCGGCAAGATCGACTTCATCTAGCGTGCGAGGTATCTGCGCACCCTCAAGCTCGACGAAATTTAGGCGCTTTGGATTTTTTACGATGTCTTTTGGCGTGGCTAGTTCGGCGCTCTTATCAAGCTCGATGAGGCCCGCTTTTTGTAGGATATTTAGCGCTCTGTTGCCGTTAGTCGGGTCGTAGGCGATCGCGACTTTAGCGCCGTCTTTTAGCTCGCTTAGGCTCTTTATCTTTTTTGAGTAAAAGCCCAGCGGCTCAAGATGTATCGCCGCAGCGGTTATCAGAGTCGTACCTTTTGTTTCATTGTGATTTTTTAGATACGGCCAGTGCTGAAAGAAATTTGCGTCCAAATCGCCGTCTTGCGTCGCTAATATCGGCGCGCATTTAAAATAAGAGTATCTTGTATATAAAATGAGAGCGAGGCAGAAATCCATGTTCTTTCACTCTCATTTTATATACCGATTTTGTCCTTTTAAACACCCTTTAAAATATCTTTAAAACTCTTGTTCGCTTTTAATCTTTATGCTTCATGTCTCTAAGTAGACCTACAAATCTACCTACTATTTGACATTCACATTGATAAAATCTCATAGGTGTATAAATAGGATTGTAAGATACTAGCATTAATTCTTCCCCTTGTTTATAGCACTCTTTGATGACTAGCCCGTCCGGAGTGTTTACCGCATATACGTTTCCGTCTTTATATGGTACGCCTCTTGCTATCATGCATAAATCCCCGTTGCACAGATGGGGCTCCATACTATCGCCTTGAGCCGGTATAATATCAACAGGATAAGGCCCGCTGCAGTTACTAAATTTATTTAATATTTTATTATCCATTATTACCTCGTCAAAATCTTCGTCTTCATTCCAACCTCCGCCGCCGAGGCTTGCTCTAACGTTAAATAGCCTTAGAGTTTTATATCTCTTTTCGGACTCGTCCAAACTTTCGCCCTCTTGATTGTAAAAGAATAAATTGATAGAAATTTTGCGTTTTACCAAAAAATCCATTATTTGCTTATACGGTATGGCGTTTCTAAATTTCATCTGAGCGTAGGCGTTAGGGTTTATCCCCAGTTCTCTAGCTACATCGCCGTCTTTAATGTTTTTCTTGCCTTCGGTAGCCAATATGTCCTTTAATCTTTCCGTAACTTCGTTCATATTCATACACTCTCCTTTTGGTTTTATTTTGTAATAAATTTATCTAATTTTAGTCCAAATGTTAAAATTTATTATGTTTTATAAGGAATATACCCAAACCACAGCCCATACACAGCTGTGTAGAGTTATAGTCTACTATAAAGAAACAAGGGAGATAATATGGTAAGAGCCGAGCTTAAAAGGTTGATCATAGAAGCCCGGGATTTTGATTTTAGGAGCAGAACAATGTTTTGTATATGGAGCCCGAGCTGGAATGCCAAGATAACGATAGAGGGTAGGTATGAATATAAAATAGCCGATATCAAAAGCGAGATTATAAGATGTGAAAAGGCCATAAACCGTGGTGAGCTAGCCTGTAATGTTAAAAATCAAAAATACATGGCTGCTCTTTACAAAGAATTAAAAAGACTAGGTGAGGCGGCATAAACCACCGCCTCTTAAAAATTCATAATCAATAGCTCGCCGCTAATTTTTCTTTCCACTGCGTTGTTTAGGCTATAACTTACCTCAAGCTCTTTGACATTAAGGCCCGCGTAAAGATCGCGTACCATTTCGCAGTCGTTATAGCTAAGCATAAATTTAGCCTTGACGCTCTTTAAGATTTGAGCTAAATTCTGATGATCAGACGTCGTAAATCCATCCGCCGTCTTGTAATAGCTTTCTGTGCCTACGTAAGGCGGATCTGCGTAAAAGAGAGTGTCGGTGCCGTCATACTGTTCTATCAGCTTTTCATAGCTCAAATTTTCTATAGAAGCGCGCTTTAGACGCCTTGAATATATAGAAAAGTCCCTGTATATATTTTTAGCACTCCTGTTTTTGGGCATAGCAAAATTATCCCCTTTTGCGCCGAAGCTTAGGCTTATTTGATAGTAGTAAAACGCCGCAGCCTCTATCTTGTTTTTAGGTTTTATCTTACCCTCTTTTATGGCGTAGAATATCTCGCGGCTTTTTAGCATAGCGTCCACATAGGCACTTAGGCTTTGCGGTCTAGTCCCAATAATGCGGTGTAAATTTATGAGATCGCCGTTGATATCATTGATTATCTCGATTTTGCTTGGTTCTTTTTGATAAAACACCGATAGCGCACCACCGAATACCTCAACATATTTAATATGTGGTGGCATAAGAGGGATTATCTTGGTTGCCAACTTTGATTTACCGCCTACCCAGGCAAATGGAGCCTTTAGTTTAGTGGTCTTCATGATTTTCCTTACAAATTTAAATTTTTTCGCTACCTTGTAAGAAAATTTAGTAATATTACATTGCTACTTTGTATTTACGAGGTGGGGTTGCTGGCGGCTTTGCTTCGTAATTTTTTACCCCTCAAATTCAATCTCTATCTCATAGTTGCCTGTACTTAATCTATGGCTTACGCTTTTGATACTAAATTCGTTTGCTTCTAGTCCCGCTATACCGCTAAATTTAAGCTTTCCGCCCGCTACTATATTTGCTCCGGGTAAAGAGCATCTGCCGTTTATGCCGCCCTTTTGTAGCTCGTTTAGCTTGGCTTCGCCTTGCTTAAAAGCCTCATTATCGCTCTTTGGCTGGGCTATTTGCATCTTGTAGGTTTGATCGCCCGAGCCCACCTTAATACTCTTTGTTTTTCCCGCTTCTATGTCTTGCCACTCTACTATAACCGCCCCGTATGAGTTTCTGTTGGCTTCGGTTATCTCCAAGGAGTAAAGCTCGGCTAAATTTAGGGTAAATTTAGGCAAACTCTCATTTTTAGGCGTGTTTGAAGTTTGCGTTTCGTCCCCTTTGGCGTCTTTGGAGGCTATGACAACGGTGTTATTTTTTACGGCCATGATAAAGCCGTAATCAAAGCACAGCCCATACAAGAAATCTAGATCCCCCGCGTCGTTTTGCAAGACGGATGCGATGTTTTGATCCTGTCCGGACGTTTTTACGGCAAGCTTATTTTCGCCGGCTATTTTCCTTGCTATTTCAAATACGGTAGTGTTCTCCCAGCTTCTGCGTTTTTTAATCTTTTGGGGGCTAGCGAAATTTACGGCAGTGGCTCTTACTTCGGTGGTATAATTTTTATAGTCTCTACTAGCCGT